TCAAAATGCCAACTCGGCGCCCACCTCGACGTACTCGATCTTTTTTTCGTCGTGCCCCTCCTGATAATGCTTCGTCATCTTCTCGTCCGCGTGGCCCATGAGCGCCTGGATGTACTCCTGTGGGAAGTTCTGCTGCTCGTACAGCCAGGCACCCAATGCGCGGATCTCGTGAAAAGTGGGGCGCTCTCCGGCCGGGACATGGTCGTAGGCGTGCGCTGCGTCCCTGGCCTTGCTGAATTCCTTGGTTAGGTAGTCCGGCGTCACGGATGTCCAGTGATCCTTGGCGTCTATCTGCTCCCGCCGGCGGGCCTTAGGTTTGTAGTGGATCAGGTAGGGCGAGGCGAGCGGCGAGCGCAGGCACTCTCCGACCACCTCCCGCAGCGTTGCGCCCATGGTGATCTTCAGGTGTACCGGGTTGTCGTAACCCTGGGTTTTCCCTGGCGACACTGTGAGCGTGTTCTTTTCCATGTCCGCAGCAGACTTCAGCCAGGTCACGATGTCATCCCTGCGCTGAAGGCTGGCCAAGGCTAGGCGGATTGCGCGCTTCAGCCATGGCGGCGTTGTTGCGGCATTGATGATCACCTTCAACCCGTCGAGCGTGTGGCGCTGGCGCTTTTTCTCAGCCTCCTTCTTCACCAGGGTGAGTTCGGCGTTGTTGCGTTCGGCCAGGCCCTTGGCCACTGCGAAGGCGAAGATCTGCACCCACAGCCCGCGGTGCTTCGTGTAGGCGTTGTTGCTGAAGTTATCCAGGTACTCGGCCATGGCCAGCACATCCAACTGTCCTATCAAGCGGTCACCCAGATCCTGCCGGTACCGCTCGAGCTTGAACTTGATCTCCTCCAGGGTGCGGGCGGCGTATGACCGGTGCGGCAACCAATCTTCTTCGAAGCGCGTCAGCAGGTTGCTCACGATCGGTAGTCGGTCGCCGGTCAACACCGACAGCAGCGAGCCGTCATCTACGACCAGCTCGGCCATTTTGAGGTTGGCTGCCCGGGCCAGCTTGATTGCCTCCTCCAGAGGGCGGTTGATGCTGGTCATCACGCCGGTGATCGGGTTGCGGTACCGCCAATACTTCCCGTTCGGGTAAAGGTTTGGCGGCAGCTTTCTGTTTTGCAGCGTGCGGGGGCGGGCAGCCATCACCCAATCTCCAGCATCTTGGCCAGCAGCGGGTCACTCGATCCCATAACCGCCGCCTGCACGTCGACGAAATACATCCCGCCCTTTACCTCTCCAATCACTTCGCCTTCCTCAATCCATTTCTTCAACTGCTGCAGGCTCGGCTTTCCACCGACGTACCGCAACTTCCTGTATTCCCCGGCCTCCATGAGGCGCGGAAGCTTGACCGTAATTTGCGCCAGGACCTTTGCCATAGCTACCTCCCGCCCACCGTGGGCCGCGCTGTCTTGATGATGTGGATTGCCAGGCCGAAGCTAATCAGCAGCCAGGCGCATGTGCCGGCGAAGGCGTAGAGCAAGGCCTCAGTGGTGCCGGTGTCCATCAGGTCGAGCCCGATCCAGCCGAACCAGCCGAGTGTTCCTACCAGGTACAGCAAAGCGCCTAGAACTATCAGGGTGAGTTTCATAGCGAACATGGGGTGTCCTTGCCGCGCTGGGCGGCAGAAGGTGGGTTATCTGGATTGCTTGGCGAGCAGTTCGGTGGCGGAGACCAAGGCGCTACCAGCTCTTTTCGCGGAGACCTCTCCGCCCGTGAGCGCGTTACTCAGGCAGTCGGTTACGAGTTCCAGCGCGGATACCAGCTCTTCGGTATTCGCGGACGACTCACGGCCCATATCCCAGAACGTCTGCGCCCAGTGGCCAGCGGGGGGCGGGCACCTGTCTTGTGCGCCGAATGCCAGGGTGCCGACAATCGCGTCGCACAGATCGCGCTTGTAGGCGTTGTCGCCGTCGATGCTCAGGCCGCGCCGGCGCAGGGCGCTGATCACATCGTTTCTATCCAGGCCCTGATCTTCCAGGATGATGTCTCTCTCCGGCTCGCCCGGGGTGACTATGATCAAGGCCAGCTTGGCGCCTGGCAGGCAGTACTCGCTGAGTTTGACCAGGGCGTCGTTGGCTGCTTCGTGGAAACGCTGAACTGCTGACATAGGAATACCTCGCCCGCCGCTCACCGGCAGGCATGTAGGGGGATTGGGGTTACTTAAATCGAACGGAAGCGAATCAGGCGGCGATTCGTGGAACCAGAACACCGAGATCCGCCAGACCCTGCAGCGCGATCGCGCATTCATCGCCAAAGGCAAACAGCGCACTTCCTGCGCCAGATCGGCCCTTCTTGTGACTGTTCTCGTGACCGGGCACGAAAGCGATTCGCCCTTTGACCAGCAGCGTTGCCGATGCATTGGCCATTGCGTCCTGAAACCATTCGGCATCCGTTCGGCTGAACACCAGCGCAATGCCGTCGCCATGTGCAATCAAGCGCCGCATCCAGAAGCTTGTTTCAGGGCCGTATGGCGGGTTCATCCAAACGCGCCCAGACCATTCTTTCGACAGGCCGTCATCGAAGATTGTGTACTTCGTCTTTGCCGGTACCGCCGTCACGTAGTCGTGCGGACTGGACGGGTCCAGGTCGAACTGCAGCCCGAGCCTTTCGAAGATCCACGCCGGCGTGTACCACTCGACGCTCTTGTGCTTTGGCGGCGCCTCGCGAGCACCGATCATTCCGCTCATGGCCTGGGCCCCTCCGAGATAGTGATGCCAGCGCCTAACAGTACAATTCGCACATCAAAGCTCGGCACCAGCCCGATTGCACAATCAGCCGTGTCGTCTTTCTCGCGGTCCAGGCGCCCGTCGTTGTCCCAGGCCTCGACGGCTGGCAGCTCAACCACCAGCGTCTCGCGGGAAGCGCTCCAGCCAATCCAGCACATGCCGACGTACAGATTGATGTACTCACCATTTGTCCGTTTCGACAGGCTTGCTCCCGGAAACCGGATCAAATGCCACGCTTCGAACTTTTCTTGGGCTGTCTGCGTCATGGCTTATTCACCTTGTAGATGAAGACGTAGGCGAACCAGAGGGGGGCGATCATTAGTAATCACCCCATCCCAAGCCCTGAATGTATTCGCTTGGGATGGTCACGGCCTCGGCCGGTATGGTGCTTTCCACTTCATGGTTGCCGAAGTAGCCGATTGCTGCCTTGGCTCGCTCCATAGATAACTGGGCATGCTTCATCTGCCAGGACTTGCGGGCTTTGTACGAGCGTAGCGCTAGCGCCTTGTCGGTGTAGGCGAAGCGCCGGGCCCACTCGCCACCTTCTTTCAGCACGCGCTTGCGACGTTTCTTGATCGCCTCAGCAGTCCAGCTGTATTGAGGACCTTTGACCAGGTCGCAGGTATGGGTATCGCCGATGTAGAAACACTGCGCTGTTTCGCCGATCACCTGATAAGTGATGCAGTGCACCTCCAGGCCTTCCGGGCCAATGGTGTCGATATAGCGGAAGTGGTCCGGCCAGGATTTGTTGATTTCTTCAGGCATGACTTCGTCCTTGCCGCTATAGCGGCTGACTTTGAAGGGGGAGGGGTTACAGAGAGGGGTTGAGGCGCTTCAGCTCGGCGTCGTAGGCGTTCCAGCCATCGGTATGGCCTTCATCCCAGTCGTGACTGTTGTGGGTGTTCACGCTCTTGCGCTCAGGCAGCACCACCGCTACCGGCGCGGGCTGCTCGGCGCCGAACGCCAGATACGCAACCCACAGGCCCTGCACATACTCATCGGCGTAACCGGTACGGTCGTCGCCACGGGCCAGGGATCGACCATCGAGGAAGCCGTATACCGGGTGCTTGGTTGCCATCACCCATTTCTCGAAACGCTCGCGCTTACCTTCTGGCTGTTCGGTATGGCGAGGGGACAGCCGGTCAATCTGCTCATCCGCTGCGGTCAGGCGCTGCTGAAGGGCGTCACGCTCGGAGCGGAACTGGTTGATATCGTCCTGGGCTTGGTCAACGACCTTTTGCGCTTCGTGCACATCGATCCAGTTGCCCATGGCCTGGTCTTCGAACTTCTGCACCGAGTTGCCGGAGGGCGAAAGCAGGAAGGCGTAGCGAGGTAGAGCGTTCAGTTTGTCCCAGAACTCGAAACCTTCACGCGTTTGTATGTTGCGCATCATGCAATCTCCATCGATACCAGATCATGGGCATCCACAACGGTCATGCCGAGCTTCTCGGCGATCAGGACTTCCAGCTTTGCGCCCTTTGAATTCTCCCAGCCGGGCAGGGTGGCCACGGTGTCGCATTCCATCAGGGCGGCAATGTCGCGGCGCATACAGTCGGTCCAGGTGCCGCCTTCCGGGTTGATCTCGGCGGGGTTGGTGACGGTGTGGCCGACGGCACGCAGGCTGGCGGTCATGCTGTGGAAGGTGGGGAAGTTCAGCCCGGGCAAGCCGCTCATGGGCCCGCTGAGGTAGATGCGCTTCATGCTGCCTCCTGCTGCTTTTCCTGGCACAGCGCCTGTTGCACTGCGTGAATGATCCGCTCGAGGTAGACGTAATCGGGGTTTGGCTCGGTGGCATCATTGGTCAGGTGCCACCATTCATCCCCGAAAAGCTTGGTCATCAGTTCGCTGTGCGCGGCGTGCAGGTGGTCAATCGATGGCGATTTGCGAAAGTCTTCGGCTTCGGTGAACCGCTCACGCGCTTCGTCCTGTCCGAGTTCACCGCGCCGGCGTTCTTTCAGCACGGTGATTTGTGCTTTGTTTGCAAGCGCTTCACTACTGAACTGCCGTGGGCTCATCGCCTGGTCGAAGTAACCGATGATGTAGCCGGTGTTCAGCTTGCAGAAGAACTGCCCGATTCTCAGGCCGTCCCACATACCTCCCCAGCAGGCCGTCCAGCTCTTGCCCCAGCAGCTGACGGTGATCTTGCCCTTGCATGGGGCCAGGTCCTCGAGGAATACGGTGATCGGGTCAAGGTTCGGCGCGCCGGTGATAACCAGCTTGGTTACTGTCGAGCGCTCTACCTGCAGCGGCGCGGTCGGATTGTTTTCTGTAGGCATGAGGAGTCCTTGCCGGGCCATGCCCGGGCGGTGGAGTGGGGTAGTTGCTTTTTCTAAAAGGTCTTGGTCAGCGCGGCGTTGACGCTATTGCCGCGCTTCAGCACGACGCGGGCGAGTGCTGCCCGGTCCGTATGGCTGTGGCTGGCCTGACTGAGCAGGCCGAAGTAGCTGTTGGCCGTCTCGCGCAGATCCTCGGCCGGCGCCGCGGCGGTGCGCTTCAGTGCCTGGGCCAGTGATCGCTTGCGGGTGGTACGCCGCCAGGGCTTGATGACGTGGCCCACGAAGTCGACACCGCGATCCACTGGCTGCAGGATCGTCTTGGAGGGGTTCAGCTTGGCGCCGAGCCTGGGCAGGAACGCTTCGACCCCGGCCAGCCACTGGTTGAGCTGTTGCGGCGACTCATGCAGGAACACGAAGTCATCGACGTACCGGATGTAGTGCTTGGCGCGCAGATGGTGCTTGGCGAACTGGTCCAGTGCGTCGAGGTAGACGTTGGCGAAGAACTGCGACGAAAGGTTGCCGATCGGCAGGCCGAGGTGAGCGGGCTGGGCCACCAGGCGCTTGTGCTGCGGCACTCGGTTGAACAGGTGCGCCGGGCTACGCGTCTCGTAATCCTCACGAGGGTCGTGCATCAGGATCTGCGTTGCCAGGGCCAGCCACCAGGGTTCGGTGATCCTGGCTTCAAGCTGCTTGCGCAGCGCCGCCTTGTCGATGGCGACGAAGAAGTTGGCAAGGTCGCACTTGAGGTAGAAGACCGGCTTCGACCAGTTCTCACTAGCGCTCCGGATCTTCGATTCAAGCCGCCTGGCGGCGTACAGCGTGCCGCGCCCTGGAATGCATGCGCAACTGTCCGCTATGAAGCTGGCGTAGAAGCGCGGTGCCACATGGTTGTACATGAGGTGGTGGACGACGCGGTCCCGAAAGGCTGCTGCCCAGACTTCGCGGGCTTTGGGTCGGGTGACAACGAAACAAATGGATCGGCCTGGCCGGTAAGTGCCGGTAATCAGGTCGTCGTACAGCTCCAGCAAGTTGATCTCCATGTCTTTCTCGAACAGCCGGGCACTTGCGGAATTCCGCTTGTTGCGTCGGCAGTCGTAGTAGGCCTGGACGAGATCCTCGAACTGGAAGGGAGCAACACTTAAATCTGCGGACAGGGCGCGCGAGCCGCTCGTTGTTCTTGTCGTTGTTGTTGAGCCAGCCATCTTCAAAGTCCATGTTGTAGGCGTTGTTGGCGGAGCGCTGCGACCTGTCGAGCTATCTACATCGCCGAACCGAAGGCATTGCCGATCAGTTCGGAAACTGCGCGAGACCTACGCGGACGCTTTAGACCGGCGGTATCTGTTGTGCGCATGGCGGTGACCCAGAGGTCAGCGGCTCGACCAGATTTGGCGCACAGGCAAGAGGGCCTTGACCCTCAAGCAGCGGGCGCGGTTGCGGACTTCTTCCAGGCGTTTGCCTGGCGGCCAACTGAGGCCGTCATCATCATTGCCTTGGCGTGCTGCCCCTTACTGATCAACCCTCGATTGGTTAGGGCGCGCAGCAGGTAGTTGAGCATCCATATGCTTTCAAGCAGGAGGTTGATGTGGGGTAGCTTCTCCCGGGTCATGTTGGCCCGGCCGATCAGCACCAGGACCTGCAAGCACTCGTCCCGGATCTTTGCCCCTACAACCTGCTTCAGGTCGCGCGGGATGTTGCGCACCAGGTCAAGCGACAGCCCGAGCAACTCCTCGGCCACCTTGTGGATTTCCAAATCCGTATGCAGCGCCATCCCTGGCCTCCTGAAAAACGAGGGTGCTATCGCACCCATGAATGAAGAATTGAATGATCAAATAAACTTTCTGCGGACAGGGCGCGCGAGCCGCTCGCCGAACTTGCCGAGGCCGTAGAGCCAGCCATCTCCAAAGGCCAAGCTGTAGGCGCCGTAGGCGGAGCGCTGCGAACTGGTCCAGTGGTAAGCCTGGGTGAATACCTGTGGCACCGTGATTTCGAGAAATGACGCCTCACGACGCGCCATCAGGTAGAAGTCCTTGTGCCCGTCGCGCTCGAATGCGGTGCAAAACTGGGCGGCAGGGTGGTCATGCTCCCGGTTGCTATTTGTCAGATACGCGGTGTTTGCCTGCCCATCCCATGGGGATTTGGCGCCGTCGAGCTCCTGCCCGTAGCCGCCCCACTCATGGGTCGCCTCAGCGTCGCTGCCAGTCGGCACAATCAAGTAGTAGGGCTTGTCGCCGCCAGGGAACAGTCCGCCGTTCACGCCGCCTTCGCCGGGCCAGTATTCGCCGATGGCTGGGATGCCGCTTGCCGCAATGGTCGGCGCGGCGGCGATGGCCAGGGTTGCGAGTCTCAGTACCACACCTTCGTCCGGGCTACTGATAGTCAGATCGCCACGGGTGTACGTGGTCAGTTCATTTGAACGCATGGGATGCTCCTGTGAGCGAGATAAGGGTGCAGGTAGCCGGCGCTTCCCGACGAGCTTCTGGTCTGAGCGCCGTCCTGGCGCTCCCGGGAATCACCTGCGAAAAACGAATGAAGGAATGAATTACTGAATAGGGAGGCTGCGGACAGGGCGCGCGAGCCGCTCGAAGCCCTTGCCGACGTCGCTGAGCCAGCCATCTCCAAAGGCCATGCCGTAGGCGTAGTCGGCGGAGCGCTGCGAGCTCAGCCAGTGCCAGCGGTCTTCGCGAAGCTCCACCACGCCATCGGCCTTCGCCGCCATCAGCAGCTGGCCTTCCAGGCAAGACGGGATGAAGCCATCCAACTCCAGGGCCTTCATGGCGATCACACTGCCGGCCTCGGCCATTGCACGAGTGTTGGCTTCGCCGTCGCTGTGGCTGTGGGTGCCTTTGATCTCGACGCCGTACTCGCCCCACGGCCCGCTGAGTTCGTCAGGCAGCAGGATCAGGGCGCGCTCTACGCCGTTGAGCCAGTAGCGGGTGACGAACACGCCGCCGGCCAGAGGTTGGCCGCGCTCTGGGAGTTCTGCGGCGAGGACTGTTTGCTGTGCTTGCTTGGTCATGGGGTTACTCCGGGTAAGCGCCGCCCTCCGGAGTCCGGTGGTGGCAATTTGGTTGGGGTTGGGGTATTACCTGATGTTCAATTGCTATCAGGCGGATAATGTCATGGCGTTTAACGTTCGATTCGAAGGCAACATAGTCCGAAACATAAAGTCGTTGGTGTCGCTACCTCGCGGAGCGGAGGCGGATCTTCAGTTTCAGGGCAACTCCATTACCGACTGTGAAAACGTTGTTGAGCAAAGAGATGAGCAAAGCGTCGTGGAAGCAATTGGCCTCCCGGCTGACACCCCTATTGAACAGGTTCTAGAGGTATTAACAGCATTGCGTGATCGCCCTGAAGCGAATGCTGAGCAAGTTGCAGAGATAGTTAAGAACTCAAAGCTCTGGGCGTATGTTGAGAGATCAGCGAGTGCAGCAACGGTCATTCAATCGCTGGTTGGTTTGGCTGCAACCGCGTTTGGCATCTCTGCAACTTGATAGGGTAAATCGGTATCCCTATAAGGGCTTTTCTATTTCGTCGTCGGTCTCGGGCGGGTCGTCGGCGAGCGACTTCAGGCCGGCTGCCCGAATGAGTTGCGACACCTTTTCAGTAACGACAAAAGGTGTCGTGACACACTTGAGCATCTGCGCCTGAGTTTCGAAGTCGGCGGCGATCACGTTGCGCAGCAGGGTCTGGTGCACCTCCTGCTGGTTGTTGAATCCGTGCTGCTTCATCAGGCGTTTGAGGTCGGCCTTGAAGATGCCGGCCACCTCAATCGTAAATTTCTCGACGCCCAATGCCGCGTCCTTCGCTGCTGCCTTCTCTCGTTTGCGGCGCTGCTTCAAAGCTTCCGCCGTCGGCTGCTGCTCTTCCTAGGCCATGGCCTGATTCCTCTATTCCACTTGCCGGCAACGCCAGCCAGGTCGGTCTGCGCCGTGCGGCGGCTATTTTGCTGATGCGCCTCATGGGGTGTCGGCGAACTTGAAGCCGTTCTCCTGGGCGATCAGCGTCACGCGCTTGATGTGCATGCCCAGGTTCTTTGCTGCAACGCTGGCCACGACACCCTTGGCTGCCTCGGCTCGCACGGCAGGTGCAAGCTTGTCGCGTTCTTTGCGCAGGCGTTCGTGGTGTGCCGTGGTGCCGTTGTAGGGACCGTCAACGCCAACGCCGTTCGGGATGATCTGGGCTTTTTTGCCAGAGCCGAAGAACGCTTCCAGCTGCTGGTTCAGGTTGTCGATGATCGAGCGCCGTGGATCCGGCATTGGTTCGCCTATCATTGAGCACCACCCGACAGCGTCACCTTCACGCCGTCGGCACGAGATTCCAGGGCCTGGGCGAAGTTGCTGGCATCCTTCCAGATCCAGCGAAAGCCCTTCACCTTGCCGGTGGCGATCTCGACGATGTGGTAAGCCTTGCCGGCGGTGCGGATTTGGAATCGAATTTTCTGCGCCGGCGGCTCTTTGCCGATTATGGCGTAGAGCTCGGCGGTGGCCAGGCGAGAGCGCATATGCAGGGCCGCAACCCCGTCTACGCGCTGTTGAATTGATGCGTGCATGGTGGATACCTCAGTGGGTTGCGTTTATTCGTCAGCACCCTGACCGCCTGGTATGTGCCGGTGGGCCCAGGGGAGGGTGCTGACGGGTAAAGGCAAGGCGTAAAAAAGCCCAGTCGAAACTGGGCTTTCAGTGCGCTTCGTAGACCTCCCTACGTCACGCGGTCGACGCTGTAGCGTCTAGGGTTCGTTGTGGTTCACATGGCTGCCAATCCTCCGTGCTGGGTGGGTTGAATGCAGGTGGCCGGCGCAGGGCCGGGTGTTCGTCCGCATCCCGCTGCACCCTGTCGCCAAGGTGCACAAGTGATGCTCCGCTGGCGTTTAAGCGATAAAGACACCATCGTTTGATTCTCCTGCTGGGCCTTGAGGATTCGGGCTTTCAGACAGGCCAACGATGATTTCTCGGCGCATCGCCTCGGCCACCAGTGCCGTTTGACGAGTTACGCCCAGCTTGAACATCGCGCTGGAAAGGCGCTTCGCGACGGTGCAGGCCGCCACGTTGAATTGGCGCGCAATTTCCTTGGCCGTCATGCCCTGGGCAGCGCCCAGAACGTACTGCAACTCCCGAGGCGCTAAACCCATGCCCAGATAGCCCTTCCACAATCCACTTACGATTTTAGGTTTCACTAACTTCCCTCCTGGTTGATTTCCCGTCAGGCCCTCTTGCGAAGGCCTGCCAGTGAAATCTTTCACCGTGACCCGCTACTGGCGTCGGTCACCGGCTTGAATCAAATGTCGCTCCAGCCGCGGGCCTTTCGGCTTGTTCTCCCGCTGGATAACTCGTTTCGGTGCTTTACGCTGCACACCCGGGTCAGTTGCCAACCCTCTGAACCGTTGAGGCCGGTTCATCGCTGCCTTCCATCTGGCCGGTTGTTATCCGGCGATGGAGTGAATTTAGCCCCAAGCTAAATTTCAGTCAATAGCTCAAAGCTAAATAAATTTAGCTTTATGCAAAAAAGCCCGCTCGTGGCGGGCTCCGTTATTTAGCTTTGAGTGCTATCTGGCGTACATTCCCCACCAAAACACATGACCTAGAATGCTGATCTGCTCGTCCTGTAGCTTTTGATAGCTGTAATCCTCATCCGGGTGTTCGTCTCGATTGAAGCTGCGCATGCGCAAGCCAGAGGGCAGCCGATAGAGCTGTTTAACGCGCAGCTGTCCATTGTGGTTTATGGCATACAAGTCTCCGTCTACGACGTCACCAAGACTTGTGCAGCCAGTGTTTACGCCCACGATCGCTCCATCTCGCAGAACTGGGATCATGCTATTTCCACGAACGGTTACACATCTCGCCTTATCGAACTGCACCCCATTTTGACGCAAGCTGCGCTTATCAAATCGCAGGCTTGATTTCTCGCCCTCTTCGATAACAAACCGCCCGGAGCCGGCTGCGAGCTCAACTTCACGCAGATAGGGAACTGATATCTCGTCATTCTCTATAGGGGTTCCGTCGTCCCATAGGCGCATCTCGTTCAGCCCCGAGTGACCAGGATCTTCATTTCCTGCTGGGCTACCCTGTATCGAATCAAACCAGCCGGAATCCAGTCCTTCCAGGCGCTCTATCCGCCGCGCAACGTCATCGCCCAGGTTCTTGGGTGTTTTGTTGGAAAGAACCTGGCTCAGGTGAGCAGGGTTCATTTCCCAACGAGCTGCGCAGGAGGCTTTCTTCTGCTTACCGATGAGGGTCCGCAGATTTTGTTTTCTAATTTCGTAGATATCCATGCACGAAAGATTGCCACCATTTAGCGCATTGCTAAATATGCTCACAGCTAAATTATCCTTGCTGAAAATGTAGCCCTAAGCTAAATTCCTCTTCATATTAAACGGAGAGGCACCTATGAATGACCATCTGCGTGGATGGCTCGCCCAAAAGTCTGCTGAAGAGCGTGAGCTGATAGCCAAAAAGGCGGGGACCACAGTTGGTCACCTCAGGCAGCTTGCCGGCGGCCATCGTCAAGCTTCTGCCGAACTCGCTGAGCGTCTTCAGGACGCTTCTTCCGGTGAAATCACCATTGCTGGGCTCAGGCCCGACCTTGTTCCACTGGCTCGGAAGGTATTGCTCGGCGCGGCGTAAACGTTGAACCAATTATCTAGCCAGCGGCAAGACAGCGTTAGTCCTCTGGATCAGCTGTTAATTCATACAGTGCATAGGAAGGGAATAGAGATGGTAGACAAGAGCGTTGAATCAGGATTTCCGGTAGATGGCGGGGCAGACGAGAAGCTCGCCTACCTCACCCAACAGATTGCCCCAGGCGTCATGTTCTCCAGTAATCGTGAAATCGATGGTCAGCCGGTCTGGTCACTCATGAACGATGGAAGCTTTGTACTCAATGGCGCACAGGTTCGTTCTGTACGGCTGCAAGGATGTTTTCGTGCCCTTGCGAAATCACTTTTAGCGCCGATTCGTACGCTTCTTTCGCGGCTCCGGAAGTGCAGCCAGCGCCAGGGTTCGCGATGAAGTACTCGGCCGCCTTGGTGAGCGCTGCCCCATCAAAGCCTGGGGTTGCGCGAACTACGGCTACCAATGAAGCCAGTGATACGAGAAGGCCCATTTCAAAAGGTGAAGGGTTAGACATGTCTGGTCTCCGTGACCTTGCTGTGTGGAATCAGAAAGCTACCACGGATGCACCGGACACCCATAACGCCTGAATCGCAGGCACAAAAAAGCCGGGCTGCAACCCGGCTCTTTCAACAACTTGTAAAACACAGTGGGGCCATTATGAACACCAATACCGCTCAAGGCAATACCCCCCATGTCGCGACACTTTTCCGTCATGAACAAAACGTGTCGCGACACACTATGTCTTCACGCGAAATCGCCGAGCTGACCGGCAGCACGCACGACAACGTGCTGAAAACCGTCCGGGCCTTGGTTGCAAAGGGGGTCGTTTCTTCAAACGACACCCCCTATATCCACCCGCAGAACGGTCAGGTCTATCGTGAGTTCCTGCTTTCCCAGCGCGACACTCTGGTTGTGGTCTCCGGCTACAGCGTCGAACTGCGCGCGCGGATCATTGATCGCTGGCAGGATCTGGAGGCGAGGGCGGATCAGTTCCAAATTCCGGCGACCTACGCAGAGGCACTTCAGGCGGCCGCCGACCAAGCCAAGGAAAACCAATCTCTTCGACTGGTTATTCTGGATCAGGCGCCGAAGGTTTCCGCCATCAAACGCTTGGCGGCTGCCGGCGGCGCGATCTGTATCAGTGATGCCGCCAAACAACTTCAGGTTCCACCCTCAAAGCTTTTTCAGTGGCTTGAGAAAAACCGGTGGATATTTCACCGCGGCGGCTCCAAGCGTTGGACCGCCTACCAGCCGCGCATCACCTCCGGCTATCTGATCCACAAGGTCACGGCGCTGAAGAGCGACCCCGAGACCGGCGAGGATCGTGCAGCCTTCCAACCCCTCGTAACACCCAAAGGCCTGGCCTATTTGGCTGAAAAGAATATCGGAGCTTCGCTGTGAGCGTTCAAGCAATGTCATGGGCGCTCTCTTTGCCCGTTCAAACCCTCAAAGACTCCAGCGCTCGGCATGTGCTGCTGTGCCTGGCCAACTATGCCGGCTCCAACGGTACCGGCGCCTTTCCATCTGCTTCCACCCTGGCCCAAGACACAGGCCTATCCGAGCGTACCGTACGTTACAAGCTGGACGATCTGGAGAAGTCCGGGCTGATCCAGAAGGGCAATCAGGCTATCGCGGCTGTGCATATCGATCGCCATGACCGCCGCCCAGTCGTTTACGACCTTCAGATAGCGCGGGGTGCAAATCCTGCACCCCGAACAAAACGGGGTGCAGATGACGCAACGGGGTGCAACCCACAACAGAACGGGGTGCAGCCTGGAACAGAACGGGGTGCAGCAGCTGCACCCAATCCACCACTTAACCATCAAGGAACCGAAGAGCAGCTGCAGCAGCGCGAGATTGATGCCGCGCTCGCCGAACAGAACAACGCCGCCATCGAACCGCAGGACGATCGCCAGCGCTTCGCCATGTTCGCCACCTGGGTTCCGAACGAGAAGGGGCTGTCCGATCAAATCACTATCGCCGGGCTTCCTGCCGATGCGGTCCCTGAAGCGGCGATTCGGGCGTTCATGGGGTTCTTCGTCGCCAAGCCAGCAACCATCGACACCTCCGCAGGCTGGTGCTACCGGCTGGTTCAGTGGGTCAAGCGCGAACGCGTGAAAGCTTCGGGGCAGGGCAAGGCGCCTGACTTCGATGACACCAGCTGGGCGAACGATCTGGGGGATCTGTGATGGAAATTAAAAAGCCACGCAGCACCGAGCAGCTGCTCAGCACGATGGGCAATCTTCCGCCGGTAACGCTGGTTCAGCCGAAGCAGTTGCCGCCGGGTACCGCCGATGTCGTGAACGCGCTGTTCAAAGAGTTGCAGGCGATTTTCCCTGCATGGAAACAGGCTTGGCCTGACGCCGAATCGCTGAATGCCGCCAAGCGCAGCTGGATCAAGGCGTTCATCGTTGCGGGGATAACGACTCTTGAGCAGATCCGGTACGGCCTGCAGAACTGCCGGCAGATCGGCGGAGACTTCGCGCCAAGCGTCGGCAAGTTCATCAAATGGTGCCAGCCGACACCCGAGATGCTTGGCATCCCTTCCCACGACAAGGCGTTCCGCGAGGCGCTCGAAAACTCCCACCCAAGCCGTTTTGGTGCGCGCACCTGGTCTCACCCGGCGGTCCGTCACGCTGCTTTGCAGTGCGAACTGCATAACCTCGGCGAATTGATCCCCGAGAAGGCCAGCAAGGTGTTTGACCGGGCTTACGACATAACAATTCGCCGCTTGGTGCAGGGGCTTCCGCTTGAAGAAATCGCCGTGGGCATTGGTTATGACGGCAACAAGTCGGCCGCCGAGCTGGCTTCGGAGCTCACCGAGCGAGTTGCCTGTGCGCAGGTCGCCCGGATGGGTATCAAGACGGATGGCAAGGCCGCCCGCCAAGAGTTGCTGGCCAGATTCGGTATCGGGAGGAGCAATGAGCAAGCTTACGAAGGCCGCGCGTGATCGTGACTGCCAGGTTCGGTTCCCTGGCTGTTCTTGCGAGCCGTCCACCACAGTTCTGGCGCACTACCGCCTGGCCGGTACCTGCGGCATGGGCATGAAACCCAACGACTTCCAGGCGGCCTGGGCCTGTGGCTACTGCCACGACATTGCCGACGGACGCCTGCGTGCGCCCGGGGAGCTGACTAAATACGAGGTCCGCCTGTTCCTGGCCGAAGGCGTCATGCGCACCCAAGACATACTGATCAGTGAAGGAAAGGTGAAACTTTGAAGCCATTCATTGCGAAGCCAGTGCGCGCCAAGTCCATCGACCGTGAGGGCCTGGAGCAGGCCGCGCTGCTAAAGGAAGTCGCGCTGCGTTACCCAGTCGCCGCCAAGCTGATTTTTCACGTCCCGAACGGTGGGCACCGACACAAGCTGGTCGCGATCAAGCTGAAAGAGCAGGGCGTGAAGGCTGGCGTGCCTGATCTGGTGCTTCCCATGGCTCGCGGGGGTTACTTCGGGCTGTACATCGAATTCAAGGCCACGGCGCCGCATGACGCCGCCGTTTCCCCGGCCCAGGACGCATACCTGCAAGCGCTGACCGATCAGGGTTACCTGGCCATCGTCTGCCGTGGGCACTTCGACGCCATTGAGGCGATCCGGGCCTATCTACTTCAACCACAAACCAGGGCTGCGGCATGACCCAGACAATGCTCACTTCCTTTACCGATGCGGAGATCCGCCGGCAGGCCAGCAACGGCCATATCCGCGATCTGCGTGATGCTCGGTACCCTGGCGTGTATTTTCGCTTCCATCAGAACCGCGAGCGCGGCACCTGGTACCTGGTGACGGGGAAAAAGTGGGACAAGATCGCCGCGTTTCCTCAGCTGCCCGTGAAGGGTCTGGTCAGCGCGTTGCCCAAGATTCGCGAGCGTTTGGCCGCCGATCCCAAGGCGTCCGCCGCCGCCGGCACGCTGCACACGGTTGGCGAACTGCTCGACTGGTTCGCCGCCCGCCAGGCCGTGGACCGGAGTCTGTCAGCCAAGCGCCGTTCTACCAATACCTCGATCATTTCGTGCCACCTGAAGCCACGGCTTGGCACCCTGGTGGTGGAGGATGTTGACCGTTCGACGCTCGACAAGCTGGTCATGTGGCCAATGCAGGCCGAAATGTCGCTGTCCTACGTGCGATTGATGTGGGGCGTGCTGGTAGTCGCCTTCCGCCAGGCCGAGAAGCTGCGCCTGATCACCACCAACCCCATCGCGGGGTTCAAGTTCACCGACTTCACCAAGGCCCGCATTCAGCCAAAGCCATCGCGCCTACGCGCCGTCCAGCTCGAGGAAGTGATCGGGCAACTGGCCGCCGCGTTCGACCAGCACCCCCAGGACTGCATGCTGGCCCTGATGATGCTGTGCCACGGCACCCGCGCCGGCGAGACTCGACAAGCCCAGTGGTCCCACCTGACCCTGGGTGAGCAGGGCGAGTGGTTCATCCCCACCGAGAACACCAAGACCCGTTGCGAGCATCACCTCCCACTTACCCACCAGGTGTGTGCCTTGCTGGAGCGGTATCGGGACTGGCAGTCGTCCAAGGGCTACAAGGGCACCTACCTGTTCCCGGCTCGCACCCGTGGACCGATGAGCGATAGCCAGGCCTGTGCCGTGTTCACCCGACTGGGTAAGGGCGAGTGGACCAGTCACGACCTGCGCAAGGTTGCCCGCACTGGTTGGACCGACCTGGGTGTCGACTTCCTGATCGGCGAGATGCTGGTGAACCACACCATGACCCGCAACGTGCAGACCTACATCCATACCTCGGCGGAGCTGCTCAAGCGCGAGGCGCTTAACAAGTGGCACGACTGGTTAGACGGGAAGGGTTTCAACCTCATTCACCGCTCGACCATGACTAGAAACGGAAATTCGCACAACGACGCCGAGCCCTTGACTGGCGCGGCCTCTAGCCAAATTCAGAAACCATAAAAGGCGAGGTTTAAAAATGATGAAAAAGAGCAGTGGCCCCGCTTTTGTGCGTAGCCTGATCCCAATGACCGAGTGCCCCTCCTGCTGTGGTGCTGGCCTGATCCAAGGTGTGTTTCATCAGCTCGAATGCATCGGCTGCCACTCTTCTGGTTTCGTCCACGCCGAAACCCTTGAGCCTCTTCTCATGCAGGACCTGGTTATCCAGCTGGGTATGCTTGCTCGCCGTGGACGGAACCAGCTGGCCGGCAAGAACGCAACACGCTGCATCATTGATGAGTACCAGACACCGAACCGCCGCGGGCCTGGCGGCTCGTCTTACAAGGGGGATTGAGCCATGGCTATGTATAAGGACGTGATGGGCACCCTGGTGCGGGTGCTGGCAGCGGACAACATCGACAACAGCACCAAGCAGTCCTGGCAGAAGCTGATTGACGCCGACCTTCGGCAGGGCGGGACCGGCAGTACGTTGTCGGTGCGTGACAAGTTCGATTACGACTGCTGTCTCTACGCGCTGCTACATCGTCAACTCGATCCCGCGCAGTGGGATGTGCTGGTGGCCAAGTACTCGACGCACAAGGCCAACAAGGTCGGTGCCATAGGCAGGCTAGTGGCTCGCATGGTGTCACCGGCACCTCAACTGTTCATCTATAAGGCGCTGACGGCCTGGGCCATCCCGAAGCTGAAGGGTGTCCAGGCTGGTAAGCGCTCCACCGACATGATCGTGCTGCCTGCCGAGTTCTACGACATGAACACCTGGGACCTGGCGGGATCACCAGAGCGCACCCGTCGCAACTGGCGAGGCGGAATCCACAAACGTTTGGAGAAGCTCGAAGAGCAGGCCGTGATCCATGCGACCGAGATATTCGACAGCGAACAAATCTTTGTAGATGCCGCTTGACCCATTGGCCGACTGGCCGTAAATTAACCCCATCATGTCGATCTTGCGCGTTATGAGAGACGACCAAAAATTCTGAGCCCCGCCACTGTGCGGGGCTTTTTCGTTTCTGGAGTAAACCCATGGCCGAACCGAGCACCGGCGCCTTGGCAGTAACTGGTGTTCTTGCCAGCGTGGGCTTGGGTGCGGCATTCCCCACTATTGACCTTGCTGCATTGGTCGGAGCATTTGGTGGTGCCTTCCTATTTGTTGTTGCTGCGGACGCCATGCCAACTTGGCGCCGCATTGGTTATCTCTTCGCCGGTTGGATTGGCGGTTATTTCGGCGCTGCCGAGCTACTGGGGCTTACCTGGACCAAGACAGCCGGATTCAGCGGCTTCGTTTGTGGTGCGATCTGCGTGGCCGTTGCCACCGGAATCCTTGAGTGGATGCACACAGGCGTCATGCCTCGCTGGCTGCAATGGTTCTTCCGCCTTCGGGCGAGGAAGGAGAGCTAAATGGTTTCCATTGTTCAGGCTGCGCTATGCGCGGTCATCTTCATCATGATCGGCCTGCGCTATCGCCCATTCCCTGACAGCCGCTACAAGCTGTCGGTATCGCTGTGTGCCTGGGCCGCGTGCGCAATCACTGGCATGCAGTGCGTGAGCCTGGTAGGCCGCATGGTGCTGGAGGGTGAGTTCGCTGATGCATCGTGGTTCAACACCGCTTTCTATGCTCTGGCTGCTGTATTGGTGTGTCGCGCCAAAGGCAACGTAGCCCGCATCCTGAGTGTTGAGTGATGGCCAGCATTGAATTCAAACTGAAGACCACCCTCAGCTGGTGGGTGATGCCGATGCTCAACTGTGCGGTGGTGTGGTACTGGCTCTCCGGTCGAGACGAGATCGCACCTGGCTTCATTGACTGGGTCCTACGTCACGGCCTCACGATTGAGCTGGAGTGATGGCCTGCTCAGGATGCGCCGCGCGGCGTGCAAGAGCAGTGAAGTGGCTGAGGATCGCAGCAGAGCGTGCAGCCTGGGTTATTTCACCGAAACCACACAACGGAGCGCCATCTGATGGGAAGGCTGAAAACCCTGGGGAACAGGGTAAAGACCCAGCCTGATCGTCTCGCTGCAGTTAACACCAACTCATGGCGAGCCACGAAGGAAACCTCTGCCCAGCGTGGCTACGGCTACAAATGGCAGAAGGCGCGTGAGGGCTGGCTCCATGCCCATCCGATCTGCGTCTACTGCGAGCGCCTTGGGAGAGTGACAGCAGGATCAGTTGTCGACCACATCGAGGCTCACCGCGGCGACATGGCGGTGTTCTGGGATCGCAACAACTGGCAGACCCTGTGTAAGCCCTGCCATGACTCGGTCAAGCAGGCCGAGGAAGCCAGCGCCAATCGGTCCTGGTAGGGGATCTGGTCGGGCGCGCCAAAATGATAGAAATTCTCATTAGAGATGCACCAAAGTGGTGCGATTGAGTGCTTCTATGAGGGGGGGGGTCTAAATATAGGGGGTAAATCACTTCCAGACCGCGCCCGATCGCATTCGCACTTTTTTTCCCGACCCCAAGGTATTTTGTTAATGGTGTTAACAGACAAACAACGACAGTTTGTTGACGCTAAGGCCCGTGGTGCGTCAAACAAAGAAGCGGCAGAGGCCGCAGGCTGTAAGGCCTCCACGGCATCCGCCGCCGGTTCCCGCTGGGCAAATGACCCAAAGATTTGCAGTGCAATTCTTGCGCGCCGATCTGAGCTGAGTGTTAAACCCGAAAAGCAGCGCAAGCAGAAACCAAGCACTGACGACCAAGCCCCCGAACCGGATGAAGCCGGCGGTGAGTACCTCGACTGCCTGCCCACCACCGAAGACCCTTTAGCCTGGCTCTTGGCTCTGATGAATGAGCCCAGGGCAAAAATCTTTGACCGCCGAAACGCAGCGCAGACCGCCGTGCCCTATGTGCACGGCAAAAAGGGCGAGGCTGGCAAGAAAGAAATCAAGGCTGATGCCGCCAAAGAGGCGGGGAAAGGCAAATACGCCGCGGGCAAGCCGCCGCTCACAGTAGTCAAGAGGTAGGCCATGCAATGGACAACTGCCTGCCCGGACTGGTGGCGGCGCCTCTCTGTCGGTGAATCAATAATCCCAGCACCACTTTTTCCAGCTGAAGCTGAAGAGGGCCTGGAGGTTTTTCGCTCGCTCAAGATCGTCGACGCGCCAGGCTGCCCAACTATTGAGTCGGCTTGCGCGCCCTGGGTAATCGACTTTGCCGGCGCGATTTTTGGGAGCTACAACTGCGAGACTGGCCACCGCCTGATCAGCGAGTATTTCCTCTGCATTCCGAAGAAGAACTCCAAGTCCACGATCGCTGCCGCGATCATGCTGACGGCGTTGATTCGCAACTGGCGGCTTGAAGCTGAATTCATCATCTTGGCGCCCACCAAGGAAATTGCAGACAACGCCTTCAAGCCTTGCGCGGCAATGGTCAAGCACGATGAAGAGTTGAGCGCACTGCTGCATGTGCAGCCCCACCTGAAGCTCATCACGCACCGCGAGACGGGCGCCACGCTGAAGGTAGTCGCGGCTGACAGTGATGTGGTGGGTGGTAAAAAGGCCGTTGGCGTGCTGATCGATGAGGCTTGGCTGTTCGGTAAGAACGTCAAGGCGCCGGACATGATCCGTGAAGCTACTGGCGGTCTTTTGTCCAGGCCTGAAGGCTTCATTATCTGGCTGACGACTCAGTCAAACGAGCCTCCGGCCGGCATCTTCAGATCGAAACTCAGCTACGCCCGTGGTGTGCGGGAGGGTCGAATCGAAGATCCGCGCTTCCTGCCAGTGATCTACGAGTTTCCGCCCGAGATGATCGAGAGCGGAGAGGCCAGACGGCCTGAGAACTTCCACCTGGTGAACCCGAATATGGGGTACTCGGTGGATAGGCCAACCCTCGAACGTCTGTTTATGCAGGCCGAGATGGATGGTGAGGCTGAGGTGCGCGGTTTCCTGGCCAAATTCCTGAACATCGAGATCGGTCTGGCCCTGATGTCGGACAGTTGGGTCGGTGCTGACTTCTGGGAGCCTCAGGCTGAAGCCGGTTTGACGCTCGACTCACTGATTGAGCGTTGCGAGGTGATCGTCGTCGGTGTCGACGGTGGTGGCCTTGATGACCTTCTTGGACTCGCAGTCATGGGCCGAGTTCGTGACTCGCGCACCTGGCTGCACTGGGCGCACGCATACGCTCACCCGTCTGTGCTTACACGCAGAAAGACCGAAGCGCCGCGTCTTATGGATCTTGCGGCCGTCGGTGATCTGACCTTGGTGAAGAAGATCGGCGATGACGTCGAGCACCTCGCCGCGACTGTGGCACGCATCAACCAAGCCGGGTTGCTCGACAAGGTTGGCCTTGACCCAGCTGGCATCGGCGCTGTGCTTGATGCGCTAGCTGATGCGGGCGTCGAGGAAGAGAAAATCATCGGCATATCTCAGGGCTGGAAGCTTACCGGGGCGATTAAAACCACCGAGCGCAAGCTTGCTGAGGGTGCGTTTTTGCATTGCGGACAACCGTTGATGGCCTGGGCCTGCGGCAACGCGAAGGGTGTGCCCTCAGCAAACGCATTCCTCATCACCAAGCAGGCGTCGGGCACCGCGAAAATTGACCCACTCATGGCCACGTTCAACGCCGTATCGCTGCTTTCTCTCAACCCAGAGGCGCTTGGCGGCATGGACGACTACCTCAATAACGGCTTTTTCGGACTAGTAGGCTGACCATGGAATTTCGCTGGTACAACCCCCGCACCTGGGGCTTTTTCGGCTACACCGACCCGACTACTGGTGACTATGTCGAGGTCGACATGGAAATTGGCGGCAAGCGCACGAAGTCCGGTGTCACCGTCACCACCAAGACTGCGCTGTCGATCAGCATGGTCTGGTCTTGCGTGAAGATTCTCTCGGAATCGTTGAGCGGCCTGCCTCTCAAGTTATTTGAGGACGCGAGTGAGGGGCGAAAGCAGGTTTCCGGGACTGATGGAGCGCTTAAGCTTCTGCGCAAACCCAACCCATATATGACGATGCTGAACTTCCTCAAATTCGTTGTGGTGAATATGGCGTTGCGTGGCAACGCCTTCGCGCTGATCGAGAGAAATGGAAAAGGTGATGCGATCGGATTTGTTCCTCTGGATTGCAACACCGTCACCATAGAGACCGATGATGAGCTGATGTACTTGGTGACACCGAAAGACGGAGATCCTTTTCCGGTTTCCCCAGAATATATGCTGCATTTCAAGCTGTTCAGCCTGGACGGGGTCGTGGGCTTGTCGCCTATTGAGTACCAAGCTGAAACGATGGGGCTGGCGAAGGCGGGTCAGCAGTGGTCATCGCGGTTTATGCGTAAGGGCGGTTTCACCGGCGGATATGTCATCTACGAGAACTTCCTGACGAAGGCCCAGCAGGCCCAGGTTATGGAGAAGTTTCCCGATGTGCGCAAGGGCGACGTGGATGACATTGGCAAGATGGCCATCCTGCAAGGTAACCCCAAAATCGTTCCCGCCGGCCTGAGCCAGCGTGATGCGCAATTCATCGAGTCCCAGCAGTTTCAGGAAGAGGCTCTGGCCGGCATATACGGCGTTCCCCTTTGGCTGGCAAACCGCGCCGGCAAGACCTCCATCATGGGTTCCAACCTGGAACAGCAGCTCATCGGCTTCATCACGTTTGGATTGAAGCCCTACATCGATGTAGTCGAAGACGAGCTGAACGACAAGATTTATCGAAAGTACTCTCGATTCGTCGAATTCACGGTTGAGGGCTTACAGCGCGCCGACAGTGCCGGCCGGGCCACTCTGTTCGCCGCAGCCTTAGGCGGATCTGGTGGGTCTGGCTGGATGAGCGTCAACGAAGTCCGTCGAAAAGAAAACCTGCCACCACTTGATGGCCCTGAATATGACCGGGTGACCCGGTGGGAGATGCAGAAAAATGCTGACAAAACTTGATTGCCCGTTCGAGGTAAAAGCTGCCGATGACGCTGGCAATTTCGAGGGTTACGCCGCTGTGTTCGACAACGTCGACGACGGTGACGACGTCATCCTAAAGGGCGCTTTCACGAAAGTGAAAACCGCTCGCAATGGCAGGCTCAAGCTCGCGCTGTATCACGACCTGACCCGCCTTGTCGGTAATTCCGAATTCACGCAGGACGATAGAGGGCTCTTTCTCAAGGGCAAGGTCAATTTGGCAGTCAGCTACGCGCGAGACGCCTACGAGCTGATGAAAGACGGCTCGCTGGACAGTATGTCCATCGGTTTCAACACCATTGAGGCCACCTTCGAACAGCGCGCCGGCCGCCAGGTTCGCGTAATTAAGTCGGCCGAGCTGTGGGAGGCATCTTTCGTACCGTTCGGCATGAACACCGAGGCCGAGGTCCTCAGCGTCAAATCTAACATTCGACTTTTTGAGACGGCTTTGCGTGATCGCATGGGCCTCTCACAGAAGGAAGCGGCGGCAGTCGCTTCGCTCGGCTACCCCGCGCTACGCCGTGATGGCGGCAGCGAGGCCACGGCGATCGTGGAAGAGCTGAAATCAATTTCCACGTTATTCACCAACCATTTTGGAGTGTCGCCATGAGCGAAGTAGCAGAACTGAAGGATTCCCTCGAGCTTCAATTGAAGACCGGTTTCACCGGCTTGCAGGCGAAGTACGACGCTGCGATTGCCGAAGTTGAAAAGGGCAATCAAGTCACCACCGATCTGAAGGGGCAGATCTCTAAGCAAAAAGACGATCTGCAGCGCGTGATTGACCAGGTCCAGGATCTGGAGCAGAAGGGCGTCAAGCTGCGTGGGCAGCAGACCGAAGGTAAATCGTTTATTGACCTGATCGGCACCCACGACAACTACAAAGGCCTTCAGCAGAAAAGCGTCAGCATGGCCGAGATCGAAGTCACCAAATCCGATTTGGCTGGCATGAAGGAAATGAAGGTCGGTAGCACGGGTATCGTAGCGCCGATCTACGATCCGGTGATTCAGCCCGGCATTCGCCAAGAGCTTCGCATCCGTGACCTGCTCACCACCATCCCGGTAACAGGCCAGAGCTACACCTATTTCCGTGAAAACGTGCACACACGCGGTGCAGCGCCGGTGGCAGAAGGCGGGCTGAAGCCCACCAGCAACGTTACCTTCACCACTCAAACGGACCGAGTGAAGAAAATCGCAGTCTGGATGCCGGCCACCGACGAAGTGCTTTCCGATGTGCCGCAAATGTTCGCCTACCTGCGTCAGCTGCTGCGCTACGACCTCAAGCTCGAGGAAGAAGGCCAGATCCTCAAGGGCGACGGCACCGGTGAAAACCTGAACGGCCTCATGACCCAGGCGACCACCTACAACGCAGCATTGAGCAAGGCTGGCGATACGGCAATCGATCTGGTTCGACGTGCCATCTACCAGGTTCGCAAGCAATCGCAGATGTCCGCCGATGGGGTGGTGATGACAGAGCTGGACTGGATGAACATCGAGCTGCAGAAGGACGGCGAAAACCGTTACCTGTTCGCCAACCTGCAGGGCTTGGTGACGCCGATCCTGTGGGGTCGCCCAGTTATCACTTCCGACAGCATGGACGAAGGCGACGTAGACACCGGCGGTGAGTTCCTGGTGGCAAACTTCGCCCGCTCGACCACCTTGTTCGACCGCATGGCGTTCCAGTTCAAGATGGGCCTGATCAACGATCAGTTCATCCGTAACGAGATCGCGCTGCTGGTTGAAGAACGCCTGGGCCTTGGCGTGCGCCGCCGCGAGGCTCTGGTCAAGGGCCAGTTCGCCGTAGCACCGTAATTCACCCAACCTGGTAAAGGCCGGCACGTTGCCGGCCTTTTTGATTCTGGAGGCAGCATGGACATCAAAACTTTATGGGGTTTCGTCGGCAATGCAGAACTGCTCGGCGCCGAATCGCCCAAGATCAAGGCGGGCAAGGAGTTCAGCGGCGTCGACGATGAGTACGCACATGCGCTGATCGGCAAAGGGCTGGCGGTTGAGGTCGGCGCCGCCGATAGTCAGAAATCGGCTGCCGCGAAGGGAAATAAGGCCGCTGCACCTAAAGAGACTAAGTAAATGATCGAATTGGCCACTTTGAAGATGCATTTGCGGGTCGATGGCGACGAAGAAGACGCCTTGATCGGCGGCTATCTCGAAGCGGCCAAGGCTCACGTCGAACAGCACTGCGACCGTAAGCTCGTGGATGGTGACCCGGTCGATCCCGCTGAAATGGGTCTTACCCGGGATGTCGAGCAGGCGCTATTGCTGCTCGTCGGGCATTGGTACACAAACCGTGAGGCGGTTGTTGCCGGTGCAGCTCCATCAGCTGTTCCTCTCGCGGTTGACCGGCTGCTTTGGTATAGGAAGCGCTTCTAATGCAGGCAGGAAAACTCAGGCACCGCATTCGCATCCAGCAGAAGATCACCGTGCAAGATCCTCAGACTGGTGAGCAACTCACTAACCAATGGGTTGATTTCGCCAAAGTGTGGGCTTCCATCGAGGACCTCAGCGCCCGGGATTTTATCGCCGCCCAGGCAGGGCAATCCGAAGCAAAAAGCAGGGTCGTGGTTCGGTACCGAACCGGCATCACCTCTGACATGCGCATCGTGCTGTCGACCGGAGCAGTCTGCAAAATACTAGGGCCTCCCCTGGCTGATCCAAATTCAGGAAAGGAGTACCTGACGATGGTTGTATCTGCGGGGGTGAGCGATGGCTGATTGGGTCACTTACAACCTCAAGGGTGCTGACGCGCTCTCTGCAAAGTTCAAGGGGTTGACTGAGGAGCTGCGCCGCAAAGTGGTCACGCCGGCGGCCAAGGATGCCATGGACATTGTTCTGCTGGATGCGAAGGATCGCGCAGCGCGCATCGATGACCCACAGACGGCCAACTTCATCCCGGCCAACCTGGCCATGGTGGAGCGTAAAGCGCTTGGCGAAGACCTTGGCGCCGTAATCATCTCTGTAGGGGTGAGGATGCGCAAAAAAGGCCAGAAGGGCGGCAACACGTTCTACTGGTGGTGGGTTGAGCTCGGGACCGAAAAGAATCGGGCAAAGCCTTTCCTTCGGCCGGCCCTGGCGAACAACCGTGAACAGTTGTTCCAGGAGTTCCTCAGCTCGGCGAAGTATCAGCTTATCAAACTGGGGGTGAATGAATGATCGCGCCTATTTTCCAAGTGTGCGCCGCCAGCCTTGCGGTCACCGCGCTGCTCGGAACTGGGCCCACGCGCCTTTATCCGCATGGCGAGGCGCCAGAGGGGACCGAGCGGCCCTATGCCGTTTGGCAAGTCGTCAGCGGCTCGCCGATCAACTTCCTCAACTGTGTTCCCAGCACGGATCGTTACGGCCTTCAGATCGACGTATACGCCACCACCGCGTCTTCAGCTGATGCGGTGGTGGCGGCAATGCGTCGAGTGATCGGGCAGCACGCTTACATCACCGGGTTCGGCATCGACACCAAGGACGAGGACACGCACAGCTATCGCAAAGGTTTCGACGTTGCCTGGCTGGTGAGTTTGTAGCTGTAAACCAGAAAAGAACCACCCGCTTAGGCGGGTTTTTTTATGCCCGCTCAACAGTGATTTTCCAGGAAAATCGGGGAGTACAAATTGACCATTAAAACCCAAGGCACGGACCTCTATGCCATTGATCCAGCCAACAACAGCTTGTTGGTGGTTGGCTGCTTCACCTCCCTGGACGGGATCGACACCAGCATTGCGCAGATCGAAACGACCTGTATGAACTCCAGTGCCCGCGAATACGAGGCGGGCCTGGCTGAGCCTGGCTCTGCATCCTTCGGCCTGAACATCGACCCTCAGTCGCCGGCACACGTACGCCTCCACCAGTTGAAGACCGCCGGCACCAAGTTGCTGTGGGCAATTGGCTGGTCTGACGGCCGCATCGTGAACAGTGCAGGTGACCTGGAAGGCATCCCACCGACCATTAGCCAGCCAGGCACTGTTTCCGGGCTGCTGCTCACCAATCCAGGCACTGGTTACACCACGGCGCCTACTGTCGCGCTGACTGGTGGCGGCGGTACCGGTGCAACCGCTACAGCAACCGTTTCCGGCGGTGCAGTGACTGGTTTCACCATCACGAACGCTGGCAGCGGCTACACCTCGGCGCCAACGGTAGCGCTCACCGGCGGAGCCGGGACCGGGGCTACAGCGTCGGCCGCTATTGATGCCGGTGTCGATTTCAACCTGCCGAACACCCGCACCTGGATCACTTTCGAGGGCTACATGAACAGCTTCCCGTTCAGCTTCGCGCTGAATGACGTTGTGAAGTCCACCGTCGGCATCCAGGTATCGGGCGACCCGGTATTTGTCCCTAAAGTCATCGCACCATAAGGAATATCCATGGATCTCACTATTCAGGCCCTGACGGCCGCGGGTGCGTTTTCTCCGCCACCGGTGAAGAAGGACATCACCTGGCATTCGGGCGGTAAGCCGCAAAAGGCATCGATCTACATTCGGCAGGAGTCGTTTGTAGAGCTCACCGAGCGCTGGAAGGAGCAGGACAAGGGGGCCGATTTCCTCGCTACCCGAATCGCTGCCAACGTCCTGAAAAAAGACGGTACGCCAGTATTCACGGTGGCGGATGTGCTGGGTTCTGAAGAGGCTGGACACGGCCCTCTCTCGGCCGAGCTGACCATCGTCCTGCTTAACGCTATTTCCGAAGCGAACGGGGCCGGTGCGACGGACAAGCCAAAAAAATAGGGCCCGCCGAAGAGTTTTGGCATGAGCTGGTGCTTAACGGCATCGGCGGGCGAACGATCGCCGAAGCGAAAGCCAACCTCACGTACAACGAGGCGCTTTCGTGGATGGCGTATGTCGAGCAGAACGGATCGCTGAATGTGGGGCTCAAGCTCGAGAAGGGCTTCGCCCTGCTGGCCACCATCCTCAACAACGTGCACGGCGGAAAGGCGAGTTTTGACGACTTCCTGCCGCAGCGCGGTGAGCCCGAAGAGGAGGCTGAGGCATCGCCACAGGATCTGTTCAGGCTTTTGCAGTCGGTCAAGAGGTGATTTATGGCTGTTGATTCACTTGGCCAACTGACGGTCGACCTGGTGGCGAACACCGGCGGCTTCGAAAAGGGTATGGACAGGGCAGAGCGCAAGCTCAAGTCCACCACCAAGGAAGCGGCCTACCAGGCGAAGGAACTGGATAAGCTGGTTGGCCGCATCGACCCTGTCGTCGCGGCTTATGGGCGCTTGGATAAAATGGAGGAGCAGCTCCAGGCCCATCGCAAGGCGGGCAGGTTGCCGACCGCCGATTTCGACGTCTACAAGAAAAAACTGGATGAGCAGCGCGCGGCTATTGAGCAGACCGACAAGGTCATGGCCAAGAATGGCCAGACGGCCAAGCAGTACGCCGCCAATTTGCGCGGCGTGCCTGCGCAGTTCACCGATATTGCCGTCTCGCTGCAGGCTGGGCAAAACCCGCTGACGGTATTTTTGCAGCAGGGCGGCCAGCTCAAGGATATGTTCGGCGGCGTGGTTCCAGCTGCAAAGGCCCTGGGCGGCTACGTCCTCGGCTTGGTGAGCCCGTTCACCGTTGCGGCAGCCGCCGCTGCCGTGCTGGCCCTGGCTTACAAGCAGGGCAGCGATGAGGCCACGGCTTACAGTACCTCTCTGGCGATGACAGGCAACACCGCCGGCACCACCGCCGGGCAGCTTTCAACTCTTGCCCAGCAGATTGCCCAGTCCAACGGCACGGTCGGCAAGGCTGCGTCCGTTCTGGCACAACTAGCCGGTTCCACACGCATTCCGGTTCAGGCCTTCGAGAGCATCACGGCATCGGCTATCAGGTTTGAATCGGCTACGGGCCAGGCCGCCGAAGAGACGGTCAAAAACTTCGAGAAGATCGCCAAGGACCCGGCGGCGGCAATTCTGACTCTCAATGAGTCGATGAATTTCCTAACGGCGACGACGTATGAGCAAATCAAGGCGCTGCAGGAGCAGGGTAAAACTCAGGAAGCGGCCTCCCTCGCCAGTAAGGCTTATCAAGAGGGCATGGATCGCACATCTGCCTCAGTAAAACAGAATTTGGGCTATCTGGAGACAAGCTGGAACGCTGTAGGTAGCGCAGCTAAAAAAGCCTGGGATGCTGCGCTAAACGTTGGGCGAACAGACACGCTTGATCAACAAATTGAAGCGCTGGACAAGCAGCTCAACGATATCGCCAATGCTCGAAAGCTGAATAAGTCTGACGGCTTCAACAACCTGGTGCCTGACGATAGCTTTCGTGTCGAAGCCCTCGAAGCAGAGAAAACCCAAAAGCTTGTTCTGAAAGCTGAGGAGGATCGCCGGGCCGCCGCGCGCGGTTTCCAGCAGCAGCAGCAACAGCTTGCGCTGGCCGATCAGCTCGCACTGGACAAACTCCGCAAGGAGACGGAGAGCAACGCCGACAAGCGCGCCCGGGAGCTGGGTGAATATCGAATGCTCGTTGAGCGCCGAATCATCCAGGCACGCGCGGCCGGCGATAAGTCGCTGCTGATCCCTACTGATCAGCAGACGAAAGATATCGCAGCAATCAACGAGAAATATAAAGATCCGAAGGCCGCCAAGACCCCTCAGTACCGAGAGGACGCTGGCATTAAGGCGCTCGACCAGGCCAAGCAGCAATATGCGGTTCTACAGCAGCAAAACGCCCTGATCGGTGACCAGAGTGCGGCCAGCCAGACCCTGGGCGCGAACGCCAAAAAGCTGGTGGAGTTCGAGCAGCAGCTGGCGGACATCAAGAGCAAGAAAACCCTCACCGCCGACCAGAAGTCGTTGCTGGCGAACCAGGAGCTGATCACCGCCCAGCTGAAACGCAACGCTGCGCTCGAAGCCGAAAATACGCTGCGCGAGAAGGGGCTGGAGACCCGGAAAAAGCTCGCGGCGTTCGATGAGAACCTCAAAAGCCAGCTAGCCAGCGCCCAGCAGGGGCTGGACAACAACCTCGCCGGTGTTGGACTTGGCGATGAGCAGCGCAAGCGACTGCAGGAGCAGCTGAGCATTCAGCAGTCCTACCAGTCGCAACTGGACAAGCTGACCTCCGACTACAACAAGAGCGACAAGGACCAGTTCAGCACTGAGCTGTATGACAAGGAAACGCAGGCATTGCGGTCGGCACTCGACAAACGCACGGCGATGCAGAGCAAGTATTACGAAGACGAGGACTTGGCTAGGGCCGATTGGTCGTTGGGCGCATCCGCGGCTTTTCAGAACTTCAACGACCAGGCCAAGGACGTTGCCGGGCAGGCCCAATCGGCGTTCACATCGCTATACGACGGGCTGACCGACGCTGCTGTGGATTTCGCTTTCGGTGCCGACCAAAGCTTTGGTGATGTGGCCAAAAGCTTTGCCAAGATGATTGCAAAAATGGCATTGCAGTCGGCCGCCTCTGGAGTTTTCAGCAGCATTGCAGGCGGGGCCCTCGGCTCTGCCATTGGTAGCGCGTTCGGCGGTGGTGCGGCGCCGGCATCGCTTGGAAGTACTGCCGCCGGATATTCCGCCGACATCCTGTCCCAATGGCCCGGGCTTTCTGACGGGGGGTGGACAGGGCCCGGCGGGAAAATGGAGCCGAAAGGGGTTGTTCACGGAGACGAGGTAGTGATCCGCAAGGAGGTGGTGAACAAACCCGGCATGAAAGATTACCTGGTCAACCTGAACAAGCGCGGCTATGCAGACGGCGGCTACGTTGGGTTGTCAGGCGGATCTGCCGCCAAGCCCGCCATGAGCGGTGGTGTGACCATCAACCAATCGTTCCAGGTGCCAGCGGCGCAGGGCGGCGCCTCTGATCAAGATACGCAGGCGCTCGGCCAGGCTTATGCCGACGTGGCCCAGCGTGGGGCCCAGCAGGAAATCGCTAAACAAACTCAACCTGGCGGACAGATTTGGAGGCTCGTTAATGGCCGTTGAAACGTTCACCTGGTGCCCGCTGGTTTCGGCCACCAGCGCACCTGAATACCGCAACCGAACATCAAAGTTTGGGAGCGGATACGAGCAGGTTGTTGGCGACGGCCCGAATAACCTGGTCGACAGCTGGCCGCTCACGTTTGTGGTGAAAGAGGCGGTGGCCAGGGAGATAAAGGGCTTTCTTGATCGTCACGCCGGACACAAGTCTTTCTTCTGGACGCCTCCACTTGGTGAGCTTTCCTTTTTTCGCGCATCGGCACCGGCAATCACACCCAACGGCGCAGGGATGTTCACGCTTACAACCACCTTCACCCAATCGTTTCTTCCATAAGAGGCATGTATGCCGCTGATCAGTGATATCCAGTTGCTCGAGCCTGGCAGCGAAGTGCTGCTATTTGAGTTGGACGGTACCGAGTTCGGTGCAGACATCCTGCGCTTTCACGGTCATTCCATACCTCACACACCGGCAGAACTCATCGCCGCCGGCGCGCAGGCTGACCAACTGCCGGCAAAACCCATCTATTGGCAGGGTGAGGGATACGGCGCCTGGCCGATGCAGATCGACGGAATTGAAGCCAATGGCGATGGAACCGCTGTTCGGCCCACGCTATCTGTCGGCAACGTTAACGGGCGCATTACTGCGCTCTGCCTGGCGTTTCAGGATTTGGCCGACTTCAAGTTGACCATGCGTCACACCCTGGGCAGCTACCTCGACGCCGAGAATTTCCCCGGCGGCAATCCGACCGCAGACCCAACCCAGGAAACCATCGAGATTTGGTACATCGACCAGAAAACGAATGAGGATGGGGAGACGGTCAGCTGGGAGTTGGCCAGCCCGGGCGACGTAGGCGGCGAGTCAATCGGCCGGCAAGCCACCACGCTATGCCACTGGTGTCTGACGGGTGGGTACAGAGGCCCCAGCTGTGGCTACACAGGCCCCTATGTAACAAAGGACGGGTTGGTTACCGATGATCCTGAATTGGACGTGTGCGACGCCACCCTGGGGCGGGGCTGCATCCCCCGCTTCGGCGAGGGCAATCCCTACCCATTCGGTGGATTTCCCGCTGTGTCACTCATTGCCCGGAGCTGAAAGATGCGTAAACACATTTTGAGCGCGATCCAGGCGCACGCGGCAGCGGAGTACCCGAAAGAGTGCTGCGGGCTTTTGCTGGCGGTGGGCCGGGCACAGAAGTATTTCCCGTGCCGCAACACTGCCACCGAGCCGAGCGAAGAGTTTCGCATCGATGTCGAGGATTACGCCGCCGCTGAAGACGCCGGCGAGGTCATTGGCATCGTTCATTCGCATCCTGATGCTACCAGCAGGCCATCGCCGCGCGACCTGGCAATGTGTGAGGCCACGGCGATTCCCTGGCACATACTCAGCTGGCCCGAGGGCGACATGCGCACCGTCATGCCGTCGGGCGCCGTGCCATTGCTCAAGCGGCCTTTCGTGCACGGCGCGTGGGACTGCTGGCAGGTCTGCGCCGACTGGTACAAGCGTGAATGGGGTCTGGAGTTTGAGGCGTTCAAGCGAGCCGATGGCTGGTGGGAGAATGCAGACAGCGTCAGCTTGTACGAGGCGAACTACGAGGCCGCCGGCTTCGTGCGCGTGGACAAGCCGCAGCGCGGTGACATGGTCGTGATGCAGGTAGGCCGCACGGCTCACCCGAACCACGCAGGCATCTTTCTCGGCACCGATCCAACACTGCCCGACGAGGACGCCGCTACCTTCGGCCCTGGCCCGTTCCTGCTGCATCACATGTATGGACGGCCGTCAGAGCTGATCGTTTATGGCGGCCCTTGGCTTGAGCGCACGCGCCTGGTGCTGCGCCATCGGGATGCTCGGTGATAAGGTGGTAGCCTTTCCACAGGAGTGAACTGTATGAAGGTTATTGTGGCAGTGTTCGTTTCAGCATTGCTTTGCGTTGCCGTATATTTGGGGTGGGGAAGCTACAAGGCATCCCAAGAAATAGATTTTGCGTTAAAAAATGTAAAAACTGTTGCGGCTCAATTGGCCATTACTACAGAAATGCGAAAGTCAGATACTGTAACTTTTGCAGAGTATTTTAAAAGCTCTTCGACAGCTTTAGACGAAATAGATAAGGTAAAGCTATCTTTACGAACTTACGATTTTTCTAGGCGCGCCCGTGCAAGAGACGTAGCTTTAGAGTTCGCAACGGCTGCTCAAGAGGTCATCCGTTTAGAAGCTGCCCACGCTAGGTCTAGGATGAGACTCAGCTCTGCAAAGCAGTCAGAGGATAGCGCTGAAAAAGAGCGAGAATCTACTGCAAACGAATATACAAAAAAATATGCTTATGAGCGCGCCCAGAAATTGCGTGATGAGCAAATTGAAATACTCGATGAGATGCTTGCTGGGTTGAAGACGCTTCCTATCAAGCATGAGCGTGTTATTACTGCTGATCGAGAAGTAAAAGACTTGTTTGGCGTTGATGAGGGCCTAAATCAAGAGTTGATAAGCGCTTTCACATTGGAAGAGAAAAATAAATAAAAATATTGGTTCCTGTTTTAAATTGGCTTATCTATAGGTTAATCGATTTTGTGGTGTTAATTTTAATTCTATGAGGGACCATATGCGCATTGTTATCGTTGCACTTATTGCTGTACTTATTAGTGGGTGTGTAGGGCCTGGTGATCTAGCCAGCAATGAGCCGAGCTTTAAGGGTGACACAAAAAAAGATTCAAGAAATTACGCTCTTTGCGTGTTTCCAAAGTGGCAGAACGCTCGAACAGACGCCACACTTTCGGAAACAGAAGGCGGGTATCGTCTTTTGGTGGCTAGTAATAATATGGCCGATGAAATGCTTGATGTCCGAAAGACTCCGACAGGTAGCTCTGTAGTTCTATATCAAAGAATGGCTTGGTCAATGATGCCCGGACGGTCTTCTATTGAGTCAGCAGTGAAGTCCTGTCTTTAACCTAGCCCTGACACAAAACCGCCAGAAGGCGGTTTTTTTACACCTGGAGAAAAACATGGCGGCAACCGCAGCGCATTTTGAATCGGTCACCATAATTACTCTCACGGGGCCCCTAGCTCGCATGTTTGGACCAACACACCGAAGGGCTTTGGATAGCGGTCAGGGATGGGAGGTCTTTAAAGCGTTGAAGTGCACGCTTGACGGGTTTGAGGCCGAGATTAAGCGCCTTGATAGCCTTGGTATGCGGTTCGCTATATTCCGCAACGGTAAGAATATTGGCGTTAAAGGCTTGGGGCTCTGCGGTACTAGAGAGATTAAAATCGTCCCGGTTATTCACGGCAGTAAGCGTGCCGGGATACTTCAAACTGTTCTCGGCGCCGTTCTATTGGTCGCCAGTATCTGGTTTCCTGCGCTCGCGCCCGCCGGTATCGGGCTAGTCGCCGGTGGTGTAATACAAATGCTCAGCCCCCAGGCGTCAGGCCTCAAGCAAAGCGCGGCCCCTGAAAATGCACCCTCCTACGCATTCGGTAGTGCCAAGAACACCACGGCCAGCGGCAACCCTGTGCCGATCTGCATCGGCGAGCGCGACTGGGGCGGGATGATCATCTCTGCATCCATTACCGCTGAAGACAAAACGTAACCCGATGAGCAGCACCGCTACCGCCCGAGAGGCGGTTTTTTTATGCCTGGAGAAAAGCATGGGCGCAGCAGAAGAAATCGAGATCCACGGTGAGAAGGGCGGTAGCGCCAAGCCAAAGTCGCCGGTAGAAGCCAGCGACAGCCTGCGCTCGACTAACCTTGCAAAAATCTTGATTGCTGTGGGTGAGGGTGAGTTCGACGAGGCTCCAACCGACTACACCGTGAAGCTGGACGGCACACCCATCAGAGACGCCAGCGGCAATTACAACTTCCCGAATGTGAAGTGGGACTGGCGCCCAGGGTCTGTTGACCAGACCTATATCCCTGGGATTCCATCCGTTGACAACGAGACCTCTCTGAACATTGAACTGCGTAGCGATGCGGCGTGGGTGCGCTCTATCTTCAACACGCAATTATCTGCTGTGCGTATTCGCTTGGCCTGGCCGGCCCTGCAGCGCTCGGACGACGAGGGTAATGTCGGCGGGTATCGCATCGAGTACGCCATTGATATCGCCACGGATGGGGGCGCTTATCAGGAGGTACTGGTGGACGCCGTCGACGGGAAGACCACCACTCGCTACGAGCGGTCTCGGCGCATCGATCTTCCAACAGCTACCACGGGCTGGCAGATCCGCGTGCGCCGCCTGACGCCCAACCAGAACAGCAACAAGGTCGCCGACACTATGCTGATCGCCGGGTATACGGAGGTCATCGACGCAAAACTCAGGTACCCGAACACGGCTCTGTTGTACATCGAGTTTGACGCCGAGCAATTCACCAACATTCCCGCGGTGACTTTGAAGTGCAAGGCCCGGCGCTGGATGGTGCCGAGCAACTACGACCCGGTGCAGCGCACCTATTCCGGCACCTGGGACGGCACCATGAAGTCGGCTTGGACAAACAATCCGGCCTGGATCACCTATGGCATTTGCACAGAGGACCGTTTTGGCCTGGGCAAGCGAATCAAGTCGTTCATGGTCGACAAGTGGGAGCTGTACCGGATTGCGCAGTACTGTGACCAGGCTGTGCCGGATGGCGTAGGCGGCACAGAGCCCCGCTTTTTGTGCGATATGAACCTGCAAGGCAAAGCCGACGCCTGGTCTCTTCTGCGCGATATTTCGGCCATTTACCGCGGCATGACTTACTGGGCTCAGGGCCAGTTGGTGATGCAGGCCGATATGCCGCGCGCCCAGGACTTCGATTATGTGTTCACTCGCTCGAACGTTATCGACGGCAAGTTCACCTATGGCAGCGCATCGGCGAAAACTCGCTATACCCGGGCGTTGGTGAGCTTTGACAACCCCGCAAACAACTACGACACCGACGTTATCCCATTCTCTGATCTTGACCTGCAGCGCAGATATGGAGATCGGCCGACTGAGCTAAGTGCGATAGCGTGCACACGAGCATCGGAAGCTCAGCGTCGGGGCAAGTGGGCGGTACTGAGCAACAACCAGGACAGAACCGTTTCCTTCAAAACCGGCATGGAGGGTGTGATCCCGCTACCTGGCCACGTCATCCCAGTAGCTGATTCGCTATTGGCCGGTCGAGAAATCGGCGGGCGTATCTCTGCCGCCACCGGGCGCGTTATACAGCTTGACCGTGACACCTCCGCAAAAGCCGGTGATCGACTGATCATCAACTTGCCTGGCGGCAGGGCCGAAGGCCGCACCGTACAAAGCGTCAGAGGGCGAGATGTGACCGTCATGGTGGCGTACAGCGAAGCACCGAATGAACAGCTTCAATGGGCGCTCGACGCGGACGATCTGGCGATTCCTCTTTATCGAGTGTTGCGCACGAAGCGGACCACGCAAGGCGATTTTGAAATCACTGCGCTGCAGTTCGAGCCAAGCAAGTTCGCTCACATTGATACCGGCGCACGCCTGGAAGAGCGCCCAATCAGTGTGATTCCGATCACCGTTGTTCCCGCTCCCGCAAGTGTTTCCTTGGCGGCGGCCTCTTCTGTTGTTCAGGGCCTGGCGGTAGCCACTATGACGATCAGCTGGCCCGCCGTAGATGGCGCGGTCGGTTATGACGTGGAGTGGCGCAAAGACAGCGGCAACTGGATAAAACTGCAGCGTACCGGGCTATCCAATGTGGACGTGGTCGGCATCTATGCAGGCGGGTACGTGGCGCGCGTGCGCGCGGTGAGCGCTTTCGATATTTCCTCACCGTGGAGAACCTCGCTTCTCACCGAACTGAAGGGAAAAGAAGGCCTGCCGCCGGCGGTGTCGTTCCTGACCACCACCAGCGAGCTGTTCGGCATTGGCATCAAGTGGGGCTTCCCCGCTGGCGCCGAGGATACCCAGCGGACCGAGCTTTGGTATGGCCCGGCGAATAACCTGCCGGCTGCGACGAAACTGGCCGACCTGGCATATCCGCAGGCCGACTACCGTATGCAGTCCCTGCTGGCGGGCGCGACGCTGTTCTTCTGGGCGCGCCTGGTGGACCGGACCGGCAATATCGGTCCGTTCTATCCGGTGGTGAATGGGGTGATGGGCCAGGCCAGCTCGGATGCCGGGCCGATCCTTGAGCAGATCAAAGGGCAGATCGACGAGACGTCCCTGGGGCAACTGCTCAACGAACGCATAAATCTTATCGACGGAAATGGCCCGGGATCGGTCAATGGGCGCATCGAAGCGGCCAAGGATGAGCTGGAAGGGCTGATTGACCAGATCGTCGACGCGCTGGAGTACGACCCTGCGAAGGCGTACGCGCTTAACGATATCGTGCGCATGGGCCAGCACCTGTATCAGGCTAATGGTCCGGTACCGGCGAACAATCCGCCACCGAACGCCACCTACTGGACCGACATCGGCACGGTAACGCAGACGGTGAATGCCCTGGTAACGCAGGTTCAGCAGAACTCGGCGACGATCAACCAGCACGGCCAGGACATCACNGCCCAGGCTTCGCAGCTCAATGCGGTTAAGGTCACGGTCAACGACCCAGTTACCGGCGTTAACGCCACGGCCAGCGGGTTAAGCACCCTCAAAGCCACGGTAACCACGCTCGACGGCAAGGTCACCACCACGGCGCAGCGGGTTGACGGCATTTACTTGCAGGTCAACCCACCGCTCCAGGGTGATGACACTGCGCTTATTGGGTCAGAGGCCGGCTACGTAGGCGTTTGGTCCACTCAGTCTGCTCTGATCGAGGGCGACCTGGTGCAGGGGCAGCGCACGGATGTGGTGGAAGTGAAGGTAGCCAACAACACCGCCGCAGTTGTCGCTGAGCAAACCGCCCGAATCAATGCCGACGGCGTGTTGTCGTCCAGCATCGAAACAGTCAAGAACTCGGTCAACGGCAACACACTGGCTATCCAGACCAACACCACGGCAATTCAAACGGTCGACGGCAAGGTCACGGCTAACTGGTCGGTGCGGATGCAATACGAGACTGCCACCGGGCTATATAAGTACGCCGGTATTGGGCTTGGGCTGGAGAACGGCCCAGGCGGGCTGCAGTCGCAGTTCATCATCGANGCTGACAGGTTCGCCATNGGACAGGCCGGNTCGGTGCCGTTCGCGGTTCAGGGTGGGCAGACCTTCATCAAGTCAGCGTTCATCCAGGACGGCACGATCACCAACGCCAAGATCGGCAACTATATCCAGTCGAACAACTATGACCCAGGCAAGGCTGGTTGGAAGTTGTTCTTTGACGGCACGTTTGAAATCAACAGCTCGCTTGGAAGTGGTCAGGCTCGCCAGGTCATTAATAATGCAGGCGGCAAGGTATTCGATGCGGGTGGGATTAAACGCTATCAGTGGGGAGATCTTGACGCATGAGCTATGGAGTAAGGGTGTGGGGGCCGACCGGAGCATTAGAGTTAGATGAGACCTCATTCACTGTAAGGGTGATCTACTCCGCAATCGTGCAGTCAGGCCCACCGGCGCCTGGGCGAAGTCGCTTCATTGCGATTGCTGGTGTCGATCCATCAACACACTCTGCTGTTTGTGTTCCTATTGCCGCTTACGATACTACCGCCCAAAGCTACTACGCGATCCAATATACGCCGATTGTTTCGGCTGGAGGCGTTACCGTATATTACGGAAACCCATCAACTTCAACCGGCCCTTTAGGACTTAGCCCGCAAAGGCTTTTAGTTATGAGGTATCGTTGATGGCTTATGGCGTAATGTTCAAAAACAATGCCGACGTGGTTACTCTGGACTCCGAGTTTTCCAGGCTGGTTGTTCTTGAAAAAGGAACATGGAACGGTACAGGGGCAGGTGTTTTTGTACCGTTCTCAAAAACTATTACGACTGATGAGCCGCCGCTTGTGTTCGTAAGGCCAGACCAATCAAACGTGTTCTGTCTTTGCTTGATACGGGGATCTTCGGGAGCGTGGACGGGGTTTTCGTTCGTGGGAACCGTAGGGCAGGCCACGTCTGGCAAATGGTTCGCCGCCGCTTTCAAGGCAGCGCCCACAGCAAAGTTCGGTTTCCGTATCTGGGATGGGGCTTCCAACTTGCTTTTCGACAGCGGCACCCCGTGTGCTCAATTCACTAGGACCATTACAAGCTGGACCTATCTTGGCGCAACGCAAACAAGTCAAGGCGTATACAAGCTGGTATGGACTACTACGTTTAGCTTGGCCGTGGGCGATTACATGCTTCTTAATAATATCGCGATGGATGTAGCGGGTAGCACGTCTAGGCAGGGGAACATGTATGCAGAGTGGCAGTATCAAAACGACCGGCTTTTGATTTATGCAATAGGTGTCGATCTACAAACGACGCTGTATACGCCGGTGGTCTTTGCGAAGCCCGTTATCTAGGCTTTAACAATTTACTTTCTGAGGGTGGCAGTAATGGCAAGACAAGAAATCAACATCGGTGCTGCACCCACGGGTGCTGGCGGCGATACAACTCGCAGTGCCGCGGTAAAAATTAATGCCATGACAACAGAGCTTTATGCTCGAGATGCGCAACTCGGCACCGCTGCAAATGCAAACATTGGAACGGCTACCGGAAATATTACACAAGTCGTGACATCCGCAATTCGGGTCGACTCGACCCCTACTACAGTCGGGTTCTCGACTTACTCTGGCGCTCAAAGTGATGCTCCTGTTCCTGGCGCCGGTGGCTCAAGAATCACTCAGAATGCGGGTGGAGTTTTGTATTCAGAACTGACAATCAGCGCAAACAGCTTGACCTCTCCTACTGCGGCGTACCGTCAGTTCAATAGCAATGGCGTACCAGGACCCTGGAACATCATTTACACCAACCAAAATACCACCCGTGCCGCAGACGGCACACTCAAGGCGATCTGATCATGGCAAGAGCAGCAATTAACGTGTTGGGCGCCACAGGCAATATCTACGACTTTGTTAGCCAGGGCGATACCGACGTCACATCAACGCGCCTGTCTGAGGGGGTTTACCAGATTGCAGGCTGTCTCGGAATGGTTCCATACCCTCCTTTGGACAACGGATGGGGCTATGCAATCAACCAGGTGGACAGCCGGGCCGATGTGGAAACGGATTTCGCGGAAGGCTTGCTGACCGTAACGGTGACCAAGGACGGCCACCCGTATGACCTCAAGCACATGATCACGCTGCATATCCTGGTGCCGGATGCGCCGGAGATGGAGATGCCGCCAGAGGTGCCGGACAGCCCTGAAAGCCTCGCCCCTGACGCCTGATCACCACCGAACAGCATAGCCGCCTAGTGCGGTTTTTTTACGCCTGGAGGAAACCATGCCGACGACCGAACTCCGCGGGGTACGAAACAACAATCCCGGCAACATTGATTACAATCCGGCCAACCAGTGGCAGGGCCAGCTCAAGCCCGACCCGGCGATAGAGAAGCGCTTCGCAAGGTTCGACACGCCGGAAAATGGTATCCGCGCCCTGGGTAAGCTGCTGCTGACTTATCAGCGCAAGCATGGCCTGAAGACCGTGAAGGCGATCATTAGCCGGTGGGCTCCGTCGGTAGAGAACGACACTGCGGCGTATGTGCGCTCCGTTGAAGCCAGCACCGGCACCCGCCCTGGCGCCGAAATTGAACTGGCCCAGCCAGTGGTAATGGCTGGCTTCGTCAAAGCGATCATCCGTCATGAGAATGCAGGCTATGCCTACCCTGAGGCGGTGTTGGCTGAAGGCGTGCGGCGGGCACTGGCATGACGCCGGCAATGAAGCTGGCCGGCTTCGCGGCGCTGATCCTGCTGCTGATGGCAGGTGCTGCGGGAGTCACCTGGCAGGTTCAAGACTGGCGTATGGGAAAGAAGCTCGCCGAGCAGGCCGGCCTGCACAAGGATGACCTAGCCGCGATCAGCAATTCGGCGGCCGCCCAGGCCCAAGCCGAGCAAGGCAAGCGCCTGGCCCTGGAGCAGCAGCTCGCCGGCCAGGACCAACAACACTCCAAGGAATTATTCGATGCCCAACGCAACCAGGCTCGCCTGCGTGATCAGCTTGCTACTGCTGATGTCCGGCTGTCAGTCCTCCTTGCCGAGGATCCAGCCAGTAGCTGCAACGTGCCTACCGGCCCCGGCCCCGGCGCCGTCGGCGTGGTTCATGCAGCCCGTCGAGCCCAACTTGACCCAGCGCATGCGCAACGAATTGTCGCCATCACCGACGACGGGGATAACGCCATAATCGCGCTGCGCGCATGTCAGGCGTACGTCAGGGCTATCACGCGTTGACTGCAATTAAAAAATCTTTTCGAATATTGGATGAATGCCGTCTTTAAATATGGTCACTAACAGAGCTATTGTTGCAAGTATTGAAAGTGAGGTGGCGTGCCTCTCAAATCTGTTGTTAACTTTAAATGTTACGCGCTCTTTGGTGCATATCCATTCCCAGCTATTAAAGTAAGTGAAGTAAAAATCTATATGGTGCTCGCCGGGCTTTATCTTTTTATTTGTTTTTAGGTTGAATTCAAAAGGTGCTTTTCCTAGAACCTTTTTCTCGTCCTTAAATCCAAGCTTTCGTTCGGTGGCGATACCGTTCATCTTTGTGCTAATGTCAAAAAATAAAGTGTCAGTCTCCCAGTGCGGAGTCGAAAGTCCCTTCAGGCTGTAGGCGAATCCTTGTGGATCTATTTTGGTGGTCAAAGAACCCCAATAGTGCTCAGAGATTCCATTTCCCAACTCTCTTACATTAATGCTGTGGTCTACTGTTGAGTGCTGGTGATCAAACGCGTCGGGTGAAAAGTAACACTGAATTTTTGCGCCAGATATTTCTCCGTAACCAGTTATGTATTGCTCGAATGAAAAGGTGTCTCCAGGGTTTAAGATAGATTCGTTTGCCTGCGTTGCGAGCTGGTAAGATCCGGGTTTTTCGGCGTCTGGAAATATTCTCGGAGCCTTCATTTCCTCTGGCTTAAACATATTGAACTATTTCCAATGGGGGGTGGTAGAGCGAGTGTAGCCTGACATCATCGGTGCTAAGTAATTTATTTCCAATTGCTAGCTATCAGGCATTGGCGCTATCAATTCAATACCCTTATTTCGTACATTTCCCACGGCCGTATCGACCTTGAACCACTCGAACACCTCGGACGGCTCGCCCTGGTGGAGCACCATCTGCTCGGCGCGTTCCTTGGGCGTGGCCGGATCCAGCCATTCCCGTGCCAGGTCCGGAGTTAGCACCACCGGGCGGCGGTCGTGGATGTCCACCATTCCCCCGGCGCTGTCGGCGGTAATGATCACGAAGCCGTCGTGCTCGCCAGGGCCTTCATCAGCATCCGGTAACTGGCCTATCGCAGCGCAGAGTATCGGTGCACCATCCCGCCGGCGGATTAGGTACGGCTGCTTCTTGGGTCCGCCTTCATCCACCCACTCAAACCAGTTGTCGATAGGCGTGATCGCCCGGTGCGGCCAGATCGCCCGGAAGAACGGGCCGTGGGCTACCTTCTCCACGCGGGCATTGATCGGCGCTGCCCGGCCTTTTGCCCAGTGTGGTCGCCATCCCCAGCGAACCGGATCGGCGTGCAGTAGGTCGCCCTGCAGGTGCAGCAGCGCAACCGCGGTTGTCGGTGCGACGTTGTACCGCTCAATCGGCTGATCGCCCACNGAGTTCGCCAGAGCATTGGGCATGCTCAGCGCTGCAACGAAGTCGTGGATTCCCCGGTACTGCGAAAGTCTCCCGCACATAAGCATCTCCGCTCGTCGGCCCCGATGAACAGCCGGTCCCCGGCCAATCTCTACACTGTAGACACTGGCNCGAGGTATTCGTCATGGCGATCAACNTTGATCAGGTGAACGCAATGGAGGCGTGGTTTGCGCTGCGTAACGATCCAACCTTCATATCGGCCACGCCTGAGGAGCGCTACGAAACGCGGCTGGCCCTGGCTGACGACCTCAAGCAACAGGGGCTGATCAACGATGGTGAGTGGCGAGAGCTGACTGAGGAAGCAGTTGCGGCCTATGCCGACGAGCTAGGCTAATGGCTGCTTGTAAACGCTAAGCTCAAGCAGTAGTCGCTGGTTTTCCCTGAGAAGGTGGTCCCTCTGTTCCGTGATTATCGCCAACCCGTTTAACTTGCGGCCCTGGCGTGAGGTTTCCAGGTTCAAGGCAGCTACTTGGGATAGGGCGGCTTTCAAGGAATTCTCCGCTTGATCCTTTCCCGTCATCAGTAGGTCATTCATCTGCACCAGGCCGGCGATATTCGCCCGCGCTCGACGCAGCATGCGCTCGGTCTGCACCAGTTCATCCACAAGGATCGAGCATTGGTGCTGGTACATCTCCAGCGGAGTGGGGCAGCCGAGCCAATCATCGGTGTCCATGTCTACGTTCATAGCGTGAATCTCAAGTACTGTATGTGCGTACAGTAATCGAGGTGGTGCAGGTTTGGGGAGTGGTGTTCGTCGGCAGGACGCCGGGGAGGGTGCGTGACATTTGCGTGACTCTCTCACGCGCTTGTAAGCTCTTGTGGGCAGTCGATTGCAGCGAGCGCCAATAAAAACAGCTACTTAACAATGCCTTGCATGGGTACTGCGTGCATGGGGTGCTAGGGGTCGAGTGTTCGAATCACTCCGTCCCGACCATTTATTCCTGAGTAAAATCAGACATTTAAGCCGATCAGCTAGATCGGCTTTTTTGTGCCTGCGCAAAACCCGCGAAAAACTACCTGGTGATTTCACTGATATTCAGGTCCGGAACTGCCTCGGACCAGATGATTTCCTCATGGTCTCGCTGGTATTTTTTGGTCATGCCCTCGCTCGCATGACCCGCAGATCTTCTGCCCCTCGAAACGCATGTCTAGGATGTCGGTCCGCCGCTGAGCGGTGATAAGCGCCAGGCCGATTGGCGTTCTGTAGCCAGGCAGGCGACTTTTTCCCTGATAGCCTTCAGGCCCTCAACGGTGTGCCGCTTGCGCTGCTTCTTCCCGACTCGTTTGATGGTGCTGGCCGCTGGGTTGTCCGGGCACAGGCCCTTGGCTGCGGCGTGGTTGAAAAAGTCGACCAATGGCGCCCGGCATTGGTTGGCTGAGCGCGGGGTGAACCATGATCCCAACATGCTCGACGCTGATTACCGGGATGGGGCTGACGAAGCTGGAAGCTCTGTGGCGGGAGCGGGACGCAGACCTGCTGGCTTAGCAGGTAGCAATGACGATAGCCCGGCCCAGCGCTGGGCTATTTGTTTCGCCTCAAGGCAACCCGACTGGGAGGTAATCCATAGCCTTTACCGGACGGGGCAGCTTTCGGCTCCGGGTTCATACGGATGGGCGTGCAGATCGGCATCAACTCTACTCTCAGCGCGGCCTTTTCCGTTGAAATCGCCCAGTCGACGACCGAGACCAGCAGAGGTGTCCGCTTGCATGGGGCGCCAGGGGGCGGGTGTTCGAGTCACTCCGTCCCGACCATATTATTCAATGAATTAG